AACTAAACAAGAGATGAACAAACAACGCGCACGCCTGTTTAATCAGGCGGAACATATACTCAGAGAAGTTTATCGTAACGACTTTGATGCAATCTATAAGAAACTTTGCGAGGATGCAGGCATACCTTATGCACCCAAGGAAAGAGAACTAATTAAGTATAAATATCAAACCTTAATTGAAAACCATAACAAGACGAAAGGAAACTAAGGTGAGAGTGGCACAAGTAAAAGAACTATTGAGCGCATACTCAGACAATGATGAACTGATGATAGCGTGGAACGATAGAACACAATTTGAATATGTCTTAGATAAAGAATTGCCTATTGAAATATGGCAGCAAGCGGTCAAAACATTTGACCTATCAGACATGCAAGGTTTAAACGACCAATGCCACGACTTAGTGGTTGATGCAAAAGATAAATTAGAAGAAGCGAAAGGAAACTAAAGTGTATCTAGGAACATGGGATATGGTTGCAATCATGCTGGCTTTGGTCAGTGCGATGGCAGTAATTGGATTTGCAGTCAGACTTAACAATCGTTTAAACACACAGAATATGTATCTTCGCAAGCGCAACATGGAACTAACCAAGCGCATGGAGAACATGGTTGAAAGACCATTTTAATGAAGCCAACAATCAACGACATAAAACGGATGATAGAAGAAAGCGAGGAACCAATGAGCGAATACAAACCAGTCAATGGAGTAATCGTTTATCCTGATGGTACACATGAGGAGAGATTGTTTAAACAACTTAAAGACTACCAAGATGCTATCGGTGGTTGGATAACTGCGGTCAATCTTTATGATTACAATGGCATGCAAATCGCGTGCGCTTATGTAGATGATGAGGGATTACTAAAAGAACTCTCATTAAATCCAATGGCAGGTGCATTATCTTTCCTATTCGGCAACACCCCACACCTTATGGGCAATGCGGTACTGGTGGGTAGAGCCGATGACGAGGGATATAACACAGACCTGCCTGACTTTATCCTTACGCTGATTAAAAATATCAGTGCTAAACAGGATGAGAACGCATGATGTTTAAACGACTGGTCGCCATCTTCCTTATAGTTACAGCAAGCGTGGCTATTGACGACAGGTTTTTTGATAAGTCGCATGTACCCATCGCACCATTAACAGACAGCAATGGAGTTAGCGGTGCGGTGGTTACCTTTTATGAGAACGAGTACCAGCGCTACGCAGTAGACCTACTAATACAGATGGATAAACTGGAGCAATGGACATGTCTATACACACTATGGATGCGCGAGAGTAACTGGAACCCACGCTCGCTCAATCGTAAGTCGGGTGCTTATGGCATCGCTCAGTTTATGCCATACACATGGAAGCAAGTCGAGTTTAAACGAAGCGATGATGGCTTCGTACAAGTTGAAGCAGGGCTTGCATATATCCAGCGTAAATATGGTGGCAATATATGTAAGGCGCTAGGCAGCAATCTATCTAGGGGATGGTACTAATGAACGAATACACAGAACTACTGGATGGCTTACGCAAGCATCTAATCGTCAGTGGGTTTACCTTTAACGCGGAGATACCTACCGACCCAATAATCACTAGACCAGTGCGCGTTGAAATGCTGGTCGCATCTATCATGGAGTATCTAAATGCTACAGGCTACGCCAACACCACCAAAATTTCATAAGGTATTAAACAGCAAGGTCATGGCTGATGGCTCAGTCATGTACGCTTTCAAGTTTAATCCTAAGTTATTTGAATACGCACAATGCAGAGGAATAGATACGGAAATTTTCTATCCAGTGCAGGAAAAGTTTGAACCACTAGAAGAACGCTATATAACAGAGCGACTATGCGGGAACTGCCCAGTCAAGGAAGCCTGCTTAGAGTGGGCGCTAGTCCACGAACGCTACGGAATATGGGGTGGAACTACACCACATCGCAGGAAGTTTATCCGCAGGCATCGCAGGTGGGCTTTCAACGACCCGCGTTTGCCACACACCCAACGAGGGTGATACACTAAGAACAAGAAGCACCCGCGCCTTTCGTCAGGTATGAACTCCAGTCCATAAATGCGGGTGCTTCTCTCTTTTAAAGTTTAAACGCATTACGCATTAACATAAATACTTCATCAGCCAAATCATCAAGAGTGCCATTGTTATACACCACTCGTTTAAACATGTGGTTGTCCATTGCATGCTCACTTACATGGTCATTGACTGCGTGGTGATTAGCGCGGTTAATTCTCCACACTTCACCGCCCTGTTCTTCAATCATCTTTGCTTCATTAGGAAAGCGAACATCAGGTATAACAATACGCTCACCCATATTCATCTGATTAAACAAATGCCACACCCAAATATCTTGGTGGATTAACTTGCGACCAACATCTGTGCCTAGTACCTGCAACAAACGGCGCACTTCGTCTTTTGATTTAGCAACTTCCCACCCGTGTTCTTCTACCAGTTCGTTTAAACGCAAGCCATCAGCAACCACGGGGTTCAACTGCAACAACGCTTTGCGAATACCATCAGCAAATGCCATGCGTTTAAACCCATAGTTCAATACGAGTAACTCAGCCACGCTGTCTTTGCCACTGCGGGCATATCCACTCAGTCCAATAATCACTCTTGCTCCTCCTGATTTCTTATCTCTGCTCTTGCTTCTGCATTACTACGAACGCGCCTACGCCCACGCCACACTGGTGCTTCGCCACCCAATCTGTCTTGCAACTTGGTCAGCGCACGCTTCACACGCTTACGCATTGCTTCTTCAGTAGCACCATAAGTTTCAGCAAGCGCACCAAACTCCATACCACCATCTGCATAACGCATGCGAAGGAGAATTCTGTCGTTCTCGTTTAAACGCTCCAAGCCTGAAGCAACATCAGCCAACAGCGCCAAACGATTGCCACCTTCTGATGGCTTGGCACTACGACTTATGTATTCATTGCTCATGTCGGGTGTATCTACCCAACCAACATGTGTCCAAACATCACGCAATAGTTCATGCAATACTTCATGGCTATAGTAATAACTATCGTTCATTGGAGTGCGAGATAAATGCGAGCGCTCTTTAGCAACATACTTCTGTGCTTCATTGTAAAAAGTTTTGCGTAGTTTAAACTTCAGACTTTCTTCGTCAGTCCACTGCTCTATCTTGTGCCAGTGTTCTAACGCCCACAAAGACAGGTGCTGGTAAACATCATCAGTGGTAACGATGCCCCTGTGTATACGATTGGCACGAGATGCAACTTGACGGGCAATCCCGTAGATTGTTTCCCAAACTTTATCTTGGCTATCCACGCTTTAGTTTTCCTAAGTTCTCTATTCGTTCTCTGTCGTCTTGTTCTCTGCAACTATTACATAATGGTGCTTTACCGCGTTTAAACCCACGGCGCTCAAACATTACCTGGCATCTGGGACACTGAAGTTCTACCATGTTTAAACATCCGTGGTTAATAGTGATACTGGCACACGCCAGCCACCGATAGATGGGTCGGCATACTCATCAGTCATAAAGTCATCAGCCCTAAATGAACCAAAGATTTCCACCATTGAAAAGTATTCTTCATCTAAAACTTTTACCCCAAATATAATTCTGCCTGCATCTTTTTTCCAGAAAGGGATGGCGTTCTGGGTACGGATAGTGCGCACTTCTACATCACCCACATCAGGTATGTTCTTGCGCTTACCATGAAGTTCGTTCGGATACCATGGCACTGACCACTGCATGTTGTACTCTCTAGCAACTGCCCACTCAGCGATGTTGGCTCTAATGTTTGCGTTAATCTCAGGCTCTAACCTACCTGCACGCTTACCTGCTGCATAGTTAGGTCTATCCTCTGAATCAAACTTGGTAAGCCATCGCTCAACTGCAAGTAGAGTACATACTCGTACTTCGTTTTGGTCTAATCTAACAATCACCTGTTTAAACACCAATCCTTTTTCGTAAGCCTTCTGCTCCTTCGGCAAGAAACACATCATTAACATCGCAGTTATCAGGCATGAATACTGGGAACACATTGTCTAGTTCACGAGAGATTGTCTTAGCCATCTCCTTGCCTGCATTATCACCATCACAAAACAACATAATCTTTTCCCAGTCAGCAAGGACACGAGAGTAAAATGGTTTCCAGTTATTAGCACCAGGCAAACCAACTGCAGCGAAGCCCACTTGGGTAGCGATGATTGTGTCTAGTTCGCCCTCGCAGATGACCAACATATCTGCATCTTGATTGAGTGCTTGAACATTAAAGATGTGTGTAGTAGCGCCAGGTCTTGATAAATACTTTGGTCCATTGTCGTTGTTTAAACTACGGAAACGAATATCAATTACTCCTGCTGGAGTTAGATAAGGGATAGCCAACTTACCGAGGTAAGGTTCATGTCCTGCTTCAGGATTTGCCACGAACCCTAGGCGGAACATACGCGCTGTCGCTTCTGTTATACCGCGATTCGCCAGATACGGGAGCGCTTCGCTTAGGCTTTCTGCGTAGTTCTCCGTTGCTTTCGCCAGTAATTCTCTCTGCGATTTTGAGAGCCTCGCCATAATTAACTCCTTCTCGTTTCATAATAAGTGAATACACATCGCCTGCCATATCGCAAGCAAAACATCTGAAGCCGCCATTGTCTATGTTTAAACGAGCCGACTTAACATGGTCATTGTGGAAAGCGCAGCGCACTGACTGCCACCCACCACGATTACTTGGTAGTGTAAATCCGTAGTGTTCTAGGACTTTAACGATGTCGTGCTTAGAGGTTGGGGAGGACATCACTGAGTTTCTGAACGACATACGCTTCTCCAGTTCCCTTGTTACTTGCTTTAATAATTACCAGTGGAGTTGGAGCAACAGCCAAACGCTTTGCAATTCGGTAGTTCTCTGCTTCAATCTCCGCTTCTCGTATCCACCCTGATAAATCAATACGACCATCTCGGCGTGGAGCCTTGGCTTCTACAACATAAACTCCATTAACCCCTGGAACAAACACATCGCCAACATCGTTACGACCTGCTCGTGGTAAACGCTGTGCGTTTAAACCCTGCTCCATGAACCAATCAGTTAAATCAATTTCCCATGTAGCGCCTCGGCGCTTATTGCTCTTTTGCTGGCTGTTGCTCACGCTCTCTCCTTTCGGCATGCTCTACTGCTGCCCAAAATAAGTTGT